TGCTATTAGTTTTGTTCTATCAGACTCTATAGACATTAACAATTTAAATGCTTGCGGATTGCGAGCAGTTGGAGCCAGTCCTGCTTTAAAAGCAAATCCAGTATAATTTACATCTTCCCAATCCACACCAAAAGATTTATTAGGTTCGGTTTGCAATGTTTCTTGTAGGTCTATTACAGATGGCGAAGTGAATTGCAGGTAATCCGGTATAAAAACCCTTGCACCCATCGAACTTATTGGTACATCATGTCCATCGGTAACTCCACCAACAATTAAATCTTTATTCCTGTTGGCTGATTCAAATTTTATAATTTGTCCATCATATCCATATAGACAGGAACGAATCCAGCGCCAATGTTTCTGAAATATTTCTGAAGGTCTTAAACGAACATTATAAACAGAAGCCACATCAGGTACTCCAGAATCAGGAACAACAGACCGGTCTAAATAATAAACCAATCCGCTTATTATTTCCAATGTTACATGAACTACAAACTCTGCAACAGTAATAGGAATATCAGTATGAACAGTTTGGGTAGCACCTTCATCTTCCACTGCCGTAACCGTATAGGTGGCATCGTGTCCGGTGCTTCCCGTTACTTTAAAAACCATACCAACTGTAACTTTTGGTTGGTCTTGAAATACTATATAGTTGCCGGAAGAAACAAAAGACAATAATATATTAGGCATTATCTTATTAACTACAGCCGTTACCACGTCTTGCACAAATGGTTGATAATCTTGTGAACTTCCAGAACTATTTTTACCATCATAATTTATTCTAAGATTTTCCATTTCAAACGGGTCAGCTTTCCAAGGACTTTGTAAATCCATTTGCCCATCCACTCTTTTTTCAGGTGTAGTATAAACATGCCAACCGTTAAATCCAGACTTACCGTTTATATCGCTGGCATCATTACTTTCTTGTTCTTTATGGCCAACCTTAATACTGGAATACATTAGGTCTATTGCCGGTGAAATTTTTAATTCTTTGCCTACACCTAATTGAATTGCCGGTGAAATTGAATTTGATATAAAGAAATGACTTATCAAATCTTCAATTACAGCTTTTTTATTTTCCACGGCGAATCCACTAAACAGTAATACATAACATGCTTTTACAAAATCATTGAACGTTGTAGTAATTCCTACGTTATTAATTCCACGTATAGCATCACCGCTGGTTATTACCAATGTAGAAGATGCAAGCAAAGTACTTAATGCGTCGTCAGCATTACCGGAAATTTTAACCATTATCTTCTTATACAAATCATATATTAGGAAACCCTTATTAAAAGTTGCTGGTTTACGATAGTTGTAATGTATTTCCAATATATCCGTATCAGCATTATCGTAATTCCAAAATACAACGTCATCTGCACCGCTGCCTGATGCTATAACTCTATTACCAAATCCATCTAACAAAGTCAAGAAATTAGCCAAATAAACTCTTCTGTTAGCTGGAACAACAATTTCTGTATTAACAGCAATGGTATGATGTTGATACATATTACTTGAACCACCATAATCAGATAATATAAAAAAATCAGTAGCCGTTCCGTTTTTATCAAACGCTCTTGCTAAAATACGCCCACCAGCAACTGGATTTGGCGTTATGCCATCAGCTAACACACATGTAAACCCTACATTTAATTTTATTTTTACAGTTGTTTGTGATGCTCCTGTAGTTAAAATTGGTACTGCTTTTTCTAAAAGTTCTGCATTATTTGCAAAATGCACTCTATCAGGAGCAACAGTTCCAACATCACCAACACCTTCTACTGATATTTTTACACCATTCAATGTATGTTGTCCATTATCCGACGCTAATGAACCATTAGTTATTAAAAATTTTGCAGCATTATCAATATTTAATCCGTCATTATAAACATTAATAGCATCTTCATCAAAAGGTATAGTAAGTTCAACGTCTTCCATTGCTTTAATTAATTTAGCCAAACCACCCTCTTGTATTTGAATATTAACACGGCTTCCACTTGGATCATCTTCAAAAGTGCTGAAATCTAATTCACCTTTATAAAGTTGTTTGTAATATTTCTTATAATAGATGGCATCAGTTTCGCACACAAAACGTTTAATCAATAAAAATAATTTGCGATCAATATTAAATTTGTAATAATCATTTCTTGCTATTGTAGCCCCATCGGTGACAAGTCCAATAGGGAGGGAGAAATTGCGCACCTGCCCCCAACGTGGAGCAAGATAACGTTCCCAAAGAATAACAATATCATCAGCACCAATTGGAGAATTTGGAAGATGCGTTTTCTTATTCAATGAGGTCACTACCTTATTGACTATTTGTCGCACACGACCATCTTCTTCCGTTAAAAACCAAAGTGCTGATCTCATTTACTTGGTGCTGTTATTTTATTAAATGTATTCTTTTATATTAGAACCTGTCTTCATAAACTTCTTCCAACGTGCATCTGTTTTTAAAATTGTTTGCGGTTGACCTTTTATTGCCTTTACAACATCACGCTTCATTGAATTAATAGAAGCTACAACCATTGTATTTGTATTATCTGCAGAATGTTCTATTTTATGCGCTATAGAATGATTCACCATAGCTTTACTGTCGGGATAAACAACAGTATGTTTTGGCAAATCCATAACACGTGGCTCACTTCCAGTTTCAAACAACTCACCCGTGGGTAACACAACCAACTCTGTTTTGCCGTGACCTACTTCGGCCAGCCCTCCTGGGTGATCATTGGTTCCGTATTTATATTTTGGTATTTGCGTGGCTAAAGCTACGGCTAATTGGGCAGCGCCCAGCGCGGCCGCAAAAGCTACCTGTAATGGGTTGCCCAGTACTTTGGATATAGATACAGCAGTATTAAGAATAATACTTGCAATTGATGCAGCCTTTTCGAACCTTGCTTGACGTTCTTGCGCTTGGCGTTTTTTAATTTCTAATAGGTCGTGTTGCGCTTGTGTACGTGCCTCTATAATAGCTATGGCATCAGCCTTTTGCTGCGCTGTACCGATACCGCTATTAACTACTTCAATATCTTTCTGCTTTTTCTTATCCAGTAAGTCAATTTGATCTTGAATGCCATTAAGTTCTTTGGTTACACTGGCATTTATAAATCCGCCAATAACGGAAAATATACTTTGCGCTTTGTCACGAATTTCTTCGAAGTCGCTTATGATTTGCGCTTTTTCTTCTTCACTAATCTTTTTGCGTTCTGCACTTAACGCTTTATTAAATGCAGCGACAGTATTGTTGAGTTTTATTTTAAGCGCAGCCAATTCTTTTTCCAGGGAGGCTATTAAATCATAATCGGCACGTTGTTTAATTGGATCTTCTTCATTCTTAGCATTTTCTTTTTCTATTTCCAATTGCGCTTCTGCAAATCTTATCTGCTCTTCAAGTATTTTAACATCACGCTCAAACTGTATTCTTATTTTTTCCTTACTGTACAGTTGTTCATCTTCAATTAACTTGCGTTTATTTTTGCGATCTATACGAATTTGACGGGCATAATTATCGTCCAAATCGGCAAGCTGCTGGTCGTAAGTGTTTTGAATATCTTTTATTTTGGTATCTTCTTGTGATCTTCTGTGTGCGTCTTGAGCTTTGGTAAGTTCTTCAGTTGATTTAATTACATCGGCATTGATACCTTTTATTTTTTCGCCTGATTCACGCTCTATTTTTTCTACAGTTGAAGCAGAATCTGTATTAATTTTTTCTATTGCCTTGGCTCGTTTATTTTCAAGCTCAATTAAAATATTTACTAAATCAGATTTTTGCTTAACAGTTAATTTTGGTTTACTTAATTGAATGATATATTTTCTTTCTTCTTCGTTTATGGCATCATTGGCTGCCTTCTTTTCATATTCTGTATTTAATTCAATTAATTCTTTAGATTTTTGATAAAAGTTTTGAGTTGCACGAAAACGTTCAGAGTATGATTTTTCTTTATCTGCAATTATTTCTGCACTTGAATTTATTTCATCTTGCCTACGTTGTCTTAAAGCTTCAAAATCAAGTTTTGTTATTTCTGCACGTATCTTAGCGAGGTCGTCTGCAAAATCTTTAGTAGCGCCAACATTGCCAGATTCTTTACCAGGTTTTTCTGTAGTTATTAATGGAGTCAATAATTTACCTAAATCTTCCAATTCTGCTTTGGCTTTATTTTTATCTTCAATCAATTCTTTTAGGCCAATAGCTTTCTTTACGCTACCAAATGTTTTTGAAATTTGTTTGTCCAAATTCTCTAAACTTTGAACATATACTCTATTTCCTTCAGCAGCTTGGCCCAACGCTTCTCTTTGTACAAATACACCTTTCACTGCATTATATACTATATCTTCAGAAACTCCTTGTGTGGCTTGCGCAACTTTTAATTGTAAATCAACAAATTTAGTTGCAGCCTCTCCGAGTTTTGCAGTAGCTGCTAATGAAATTGCTCTTGCTATGATTAATTTATTCTGAGCTTCAAGTTTGACATTTATTAATTCAAGATTATCAATTTGCTTTAAATCAATTTGATTTGTTTTATCTGCTGTTTTATTATATTCCTTAGCAAATTTTATTCTTTCGCCTTGCGATAAGTTGAGATCATTTAATTTATCCTTGTATGCAACTAATTTACCTGCAGATTCTCCAACTGATTTTGCAGCCGCTATAGATATTTCAGAAATTACTTTTTGATGCCTTTCCATATCAGACAAAGGTCTTTGCATATTGAAAATAGCAGAAGTTAATTTGCTAATGCCTTCAAATAAAAATCCAATCAATCCAGCCAATCCAAGACCAGGAATAATATATGCAATTTTACGTAACGCTCCAAATGTTTTACCTACTGTATTTGTAATTGCACCGGCGTAATTACCTACACTTTTTTGAGCACGACCGAGTGCGGTTTCTTGAGCAACTATTGCTGTATTTAGAGTTTGTATTTCTGTTTTTAATCCAAGACCAAGTGGGCTTGCCTGTGCCGTTGCGCCAAGTTTAGTGTAAGCTTGATTAAGTAAATTCAATCTCGCATTTAAAGCATCCAAAGAACCTACAGCAGCATTTTCAAGTGTAGTTTGATTCTTAATAGTAAGATTTAATGAAGCCATTTCCGCTTTTAATGCAGCTTGCCTTAAAGTCAATGTTTCTAAATCACGGGAATATGTTTTGGATGTAATATCCAAATTTTTTATATCAATATTGACTTGATTTAATTCCGCTTGTACAACATTTTGTATAGCTACATTTTCTGCTAATGTCCCTGTTACAGCTTCCAGCGCATCTCTATAAACTATTGTAGACGCAGCAGCAACTTCTGTTTTTTCGGCGGCTACAGCACTGGAATTACCCATGGCTGTCGAAGCGTTAGCAAGTTCCGCTTCTGCCAATTCAGTTTCGTTTACCACCGTTCCCATCTTCTTCATATTATCAATATCGGTAGTATCTATAACGAATGGAATATTTTCTACTGGCTGTCTCGTTCCGACTGGAACAACAGGAGTAGTTGACGACGCAGATTTTCCTTTTGCCAGGTCGAGCAGTGCATTATGCTTCTCCAATTCCAAATTGTATTCCGCTAATTTTTTACGACCATACTCTGTGGTAAGATTTAATTTTTCCTTCTGGAATGTAAGCAATGCGATTTTAGCTTTTGATTCTTCGACGCTACCACTAACAGTATTTTCCAACTCAGCTTCCAGCTTCAATAACTTATTACTATCCTGTAATTGCCTGTTGTAAAATGCTTTATTCTTAGCCTCATCACTTTCGGCGGCGGCAATTTTAGCTTTCAATTTTTGAGTCTCGTCCAATGCCGCAGATTCTTGTCTCCTACTTTGAATCATTCGTTTAGTAGCATCTACATTGCCATCAATGGCAGCAGTAAGTAAATCCAAATCTTTCTTCAACTTTTGATATTCGCCTATGTTCTTTACTCCACTCATGTCAATCATGCCTTTCTGCTTAACCTCTTTAATAAGGGCAAGCAACTCCTTAACTTGATTCTTCGCAAAATCAAATTCGGCTTTTATGGCCTTCTCATCAATTAGGTCGTCAATTCTGTCTTCTGCCATATATTATCTACCTTAGCATTTTCAACTTCGCAATAACGTTCGTAATCATTCATTATAAAACACCATTCGGAGATCTTTATAATGTTAAAATCTATTCTATCCCCCATATATTTCCAAAGAGTTATAGCCCATATATCAAAATCACGGCGTTCAAACTTAGCAGCACCATGACGATTTTCAATTTGCTTTAACTCCAATTGTTTTTTATTTAATTGATGTACATATCGTTTAATATTTGAAACGACAGCCGAAAGTTCGCTGTAATATCTTTCCTTATGCGACCAGTCAAATTTCCCTTTAAATCCCAAATCTTTTAATTCCATTACCAAATCACGCGAGTAAATATCAGAAAGTTGTTGCACCAAACGTGATGCAATGAAAATTTTAGTTTCCAAATAAGCAATTTCCTTCACAAGTTCCAATACAAATTTGCTGTTTTTGTTTTCACGCAAACTTGCGTATTCATAATAGATATCTTCGTAATTATCTGGCCTTGGATTTAGTTCGGGTTCGAACATCCAATCCAAAAACACGGCCATGGTTATCTTGTTACAGTGCTGCACGTAATCTATTTAATAATGCTTTACGCAAAATAGGATTGTACTCAATGCGACTTTCTTTATTAAGCCCGAAAATTCTAAATCCATACTTGTCTTCCAGTTTACCAGTTTTTTCATCTGCAGAAGTTATAACAAAAGTTTCACCCCGAACATCTATTAAAATTCCACTATAAAATTGTCCAGTATCTTTTAGCGTTACACGATCAAATGGTTGACCTTTTTTTCTCTTATAATCTTTAGTAGAAGTTGCATAGCCAGGTTTTATTCTTTTACCGTCAGAACGCAAACCTTGAAACAATTGCTCCTGCTGCACACGTGCCAAATCTCTATCAGTATCAATAATAGACATTTGCGATGCTTCATGAACATCTACTTTATCTAATTTGTTATACATTTCAGTTAAACGCATATAAAATGGGGTTGGTAGGTTTAACACCAACCCCATAATAGTCTTCCTTAAGAACCTGAACCAATGGTTATTTCATCTGATTCGTAACCAGAAACATTAACCGGCGCTGCGGCAAGAATACTTGGCGCTGCCATTGTAACACTGGCTACAACACCAGCGAAAGTAATATCCCAACCTTTCTTCGTAGCATTCTTAACAACTGTATTAGTAGCTACCAGCGCACCGGCAGAATCGTAACCAACCCAAGCTTCTTCATTTGCAAATTCATCTGCAAACAAATCGTACAAATCAGTACTTCCGCAATCGGTTACAGCGGTAATAGTTTGACTTGCGCCAACTCCTCCAGCATCAGTCAATTTAATATCTTCCAATCCAACTAATTCCTGAAGAATATACTTTGTTTGAGAAACTTTCTTAAACGCAATACCCTCATTAATATAATTGGGGAGGAAGTTAAATTGAGTCCTGTAAGCTGCCAGGTTTGTGCCGCTATTTGCTTTCCAAGGGAAAGTATAAAGAACTTCCAAAGGTATGCCAGCCAATCCATCGTTACCATTAACATCTTTTTTGGATGTGCCAAGCAGATGATTTTGGTTTTCGATAAATATTACCGAATACTTACCTGTCAATCCATTGAACGTACGCAACGCATTTGAAAGATTTACACCACCCTTGCGATAGTTGAATATCCAATTGTAGTGACCCTCCTTAACCGGCTCAATAGTGCCATAACCAAATGTTTCGTTGGTTGGCTCTTCTGAACTATCAGTAATTGCAACAAAACCCTGAATTACGTAAATACGATTTTTCTTTGTAGTCATCACCAAAGTTTCTAAAGTGTCTTGGATGACATCATCCAATAGCTCAGCCTCAGTGAAGACTTTATTTTTAGGAACGAGGATTGCTCCGATCATCAACTTTGGGTCGAAGAAGCAATCGCATATGCCCGTATTTTTAGCATCCGTTCCGCAAAATATTCTGTTTAAGCCTTCCATAATAAAATATGTTTAACAAGTTTGTAAATATGTTTCCAATTGAAGATTCGCTAACTCGATACCATCTAAAACATCTGTGAATAAGTAACCATCGTTTTTGTATAGCGCTGGATTACCCCAATGCGGTCTTTTAATTTCATCGTGCTTTATTTGTGTTTCATCGTAGATGTTAAATTCTCCGCAAAGTTTTAATTGCCGCAACAGTTCGAAATAAATTGGATACAATATAGGACGAAAAACATTTATTTCTCTTGCTTCTCTGGTAACATCTGGCTTTGATAAATACAAAATAATAATCTTGGGTTTATTTAGACCAGATATGCCATCCTTATCATGAGAATTTATGTAATCTTCAAATAAACAGATTAATGGGTATCTGTTTTCATTGTTCTTGGCACGCTCGCTTAATCTTTGCCTAATGTCTGTATAATGACCATATTCAAAATGGATGGATGTTATTAAAGGATCAATTGCTTGTAATTTTGCCAGCAATTTACTACTGGTACGAGGTACAACTGTATTCTTCAACACATCAACCAAATAAATATAATCAGTAACATTCATATAGACAAAATATTAATTGTGTTATATATACCCTTGCAACCCCAATTATATTGCCAAGAATAAACATCTGAATTTACATTTAAAAAATTCTTCAATTCCATTATCATATCAACCATCTCATTCCATGCTTCGCATATTTTCGCAGATGGATCAGACCGTGAAGCATTATCTAAATTAGGGGTGGCAACTCCAACTAAATTGTTATCTGAATTTCTGTCCCACATAAATTGACAATATACATAATTAGCTATTGGAGAAATTTTACCTGTGGTAGGTTTAAAGCCATTCCATTTAGTTAGATAACCACTGTAGGTAAATTCTTTGCCTACAGTTAAATCTAACCATTTTTGATCGCTCTGTGTACCTATAGTATAATCTTTCCATAGTTGATACCCGAGGGCTTCCTGTAAAAATTTAGGTTCATACTTATCAATAAATTTCTGAACAATAGACCGCCCAGGTGTATCTGCGACTTGCGGGAGATTTAGATTAACTCCTTCAAAATAACTATAATCAATTAAAGTTGCCATCCGCCAAGATAAATTATGAACCAGCTGTTATTTTCTGCATTACTGCATTAAGCTGGTTGTAAACAATTGCTTTTTTGCGAGCTTCTGAAATATATGAATGATAGCGAAGTTCTCCAATGATCGTGAATTTATTTTCACGGAACTGGTTGTTAACCCAACCTACACGGATAACAAAATCCTTATAGATGTCAACATGATATTGTAAGAGATCACCAGCCAAGCCATATCCAACGGCAATCTTATTGGCTTCAACTAAATACCGATTCAAACGATCCAGGAATGGAGGATTTAAATACCGGCCATCGGCATCCTTATCCATAAACATTCTCCAATCCGTAACGGTATTCAAAGCCAATGTATTTGGCTGGAAGTTATAAAAACCTATTTGAGCCAGCAACGCACCGCAAGCATCAAATAGCGTGGTGAAAGGCACACCACCATCCAAACCTGTTATTTCAAATGGGTGAGCAGCAGCAATAACTTGTGATTGTATTTGATCGTCAAACGCACGGATAACATCCACATTTAACAAATTCCGAAGTTTTGTAGCCAATTGAGGAACATCATCCTGGAACTCTTCTGTCATCGTCATAGCTGCAGCAGCTTTCTTAGCCCTGCTGAATTCAACCTGCCATTTGTGTTGGATTAAAGGTTTTTCATCGCCTTCAGCAACATTAGTGCTTACTGTTCCGGCAAATTCAACTTCATTAATCCAAGCCAACAGAGGCTGATTGGTTGAACCAACATTCACCCGATTTAAGATGAAGTTAGGATTGTAAATAATATCGAACATTTCCAGGGCAGTACCACCTAAACCAGGCAACCATGGCGAACCAGGTAAAGTGCCCGACATATCAACTATCGAACCATTAGTTCCGCCGACAGTACCTGGAGTATTAACAACGTTAATAGAAGCTGCCTTACGACGGCCAAAATTAACCACACCAGCTTTGATCAATTCGCTGGCCGGAATTTCAATCATACCGTTACCGGCACGTTGAACTTGCTTCATCCTGTCAATCAATTTGGTTTCTTTTTCCTCACCTTCCACAATCACGGAACCATTTTGTAAAAAGTCTTCCAAACTTTTAACAACTCTTTGAGCCGGTGCTGCTCTTAATACATTAATTTCTTCACCTTGTTTTTCAATGATTTTTTCATATTTCAGAATAAAATCATTAATGGCTTTTAATTCTTTGGCTTTAAAATCGTCAAACGATTGTTGCGACATTAATCCTTTTGCAACATCTTCTTGCTTTTTATTCAATGCCACAGTCAATTCGTCAGCTTTTTTAGTTAGTGCGGCTGCACCCTGATCGCCTACTTCCTTGACAAGTAGATCAAATTCTTCCTTGTCAATTTTGTAATCGGGTTGGAATCTTAATCTGCGTGTAGCACCCAAAGGTGGCGCAACTGGATTCCTGTATCCGTTTTTAATGTTAAAATATTTGTGTATCATCTTGAAAAAATAAATTAGTTAAAAAATTTTGTTTTCTTTATCGCATCCCTTACATCGAATACTGTTTCAATGACTTCAAGTTCTTGAGCGCCACCTTCCTTATGTCCAGTGGATGAGTCAAGTTCAGGTTCATTTGTTTTGCCAGTAGTAGACGTTACAGGAGTTAATTCATTACTTCCGTACAGGACAGCAGAAACTTCGTTTATGCGACTTTCTGTAACTGCCCAAAAAAATCCATAGTTATCAACCTTCTCCTTATTAATAACTTGAGGATAATATTTATCCCAATTTTCTTTATACATAGTATCTTGCTCTTCAGTGCTATCCATACACAAATAAATTTTTACATATTGCAAACCGATACTATGCTGTTTGATCTGATGATCTTTGTAAAGTTGATACGCCTTTTTATCGTATGTTTCCATTACAACGGAAGACATCATTAAGGCTTGTGATTTTTTTACATCGCTCTTAAAGTTAAACATACTAAGATCAATCATCTTAGTAAATAACTCTGGATTACGACCAATAATGCAATCTAAAGTATAGCAATACATTTCGCCATGATCTTTCAGATGATAGAATAGGCGTTGGCCACTTGCCCCCAGATCACTTATACTCCGATTCCAGTTATCTTTAATCATTACATCCAATTGGCTATCGCACCAACCGGCCATATTGGCTATAACTTCCACAGGTATTTCGCCATCAACCATAGCGGTATCTTGCTTGTTTTTAGTTGCAAAAAGTTTACTATCTTCTTTTATGCAATAGCCAAAATCAAGATCATCCGTGGTAGTAGGCAAACTGCGTTTTTGCGCAATTATCTTCATGGCATTTTGTCTCAAATAAGAATAAGCCTCTCCTTTAGTTTGAAACTCAGGTAGTTTGACCAGATTCTTTTTCATCTTTCTTAATTATTTTATTTGTTTCAGCAGCCTTCTGCTTTTGTTTTTCTTGCTTCAAAATCTCTTCCCGCTTTGCCGCATCAATTTTCTTTTTGTCAGTGTTTCCCGTTTCCATTTGCGTTTATTATTGCGTTAATTAATAATTCTTTACTTGTATCACCCACAGGCAACTCTAATTTAGTTCTATCAGACATATACTTGTCATCGCCAGGCACAGTGTCTTCACCATTAAGTTCCCGCCACCGGTTAGCAGTAATTAAATTATTTTGATATTCAATTAGTAGTGCTTGATTACGAATATAACGAGCACGAGCAGCCTCTTCTTTATCTTCTTGTAAAACTGTTATGTGTGAAAAGTCTTTGTCTATCCTCAGCCCCAGTTCTTCTGTTTTAAAAAACCTATTCCAATATTCATTTATATTTTCTGCGTCAGGTATAATTGAATTTTGATAAAGAGACTTTTCCGCAGTGTTTTGATTATTAAAGCTTGGGTCAATTAATCCCAATAGATGTGGCGGGAAAT